CATAGGGGGGTTCTGCGCACATGGGAGACTCGCTCAGACCGCTGCTGGAATCTCACTTCCTCATGATTCCGCGGTTCTGCTCAGGACGATTCGCAACCGAGTGTGCAACCTCGCGCGCACGTCAGTCGAGTCCGTTGGCCTCGCGATAGTCCTCGTTCTGCGGGGGAAGAGCGGCGACCATCGGATCGTCGTAGGGCTGGGGACCGGCACTCTGGGCACCGCCGGGAGAACCCAGCCCCTGCAGCTCGAAGAAATCGATGTTGGCGCGCGTGTAGTCCTCCCACTCATCGGGGACGTCGTCCTCATAGAAGATCGCCTCGGTGGGGCACACGGGCTCGCAGGCGCCGCAGTCAACGCATTCATCGGCGTTGATGTACAGGGAGCGTTCGCCTTCGTAGATGCAGTCGACCGGACACTCGTCCACACATGCACGGTCTTTGACGTCGACACATGGCTGGGCGATGACGTAGGTCATGGGTGGATTCCTCTTCTCCTGGAACGCGTCGCGGCGGACGGCAACGCAACCATGGCCACAGTATTGCCCCGCGGCCCCGCACCGCCCAATAGGCTGAAAACGTGGGCCTGAGCACGAGAATATGGGGGCTCGCGCCGCTTTATTTCGTCATGAGAAGGGAACCGAATCCGGTCCGGGATCCTGGAGCGCGGACCGAGTCATCCGTTTATGGCGCTGTCGCCTCAGCCCTCTAGGCAAGCACTCCGGCCGGAGGAGAGGCGCCTGTCGCAGAGGAGCCGAGCAGGGAGCCGACGATGTTCGTCAGCGAGAATTCCGGACCGAGCACCATGGGCAGGCCCCAGATCAGGCCCGCCAGCACAACCAGCAAGACGATGAAGACGATCGCCATGACCTTCACCGCCGTCGGAACTCCCCGCCTCTTCACCTTGCTGTCTGCGATCGCGTCACGTCGGGAGCTCGGGCGGCCCTCCGCAGCCCTTGACGGCGGCGATGACCTCGTTAGGAGTCGGGAGCTTGGCGTCGTTAGCGCCGTCGCCCCAGATCAGCTTCTCGATGGCGGCCATGCCGTTCTTGCCGATGACGCTAGAGTCGAGGGTAACGACACAGGTCGGCTTGTGATCGGTAACGTTCACCGGGGTGCCCTTGAAGGACCACGAGAAGGTGATCGCCTCAGGGGAGTCGTTGATCGTCCCGTAGGACCGCTCCGAGGGGGAGGCAGCCAAACCGTACAGAAGGTGCAGCTTGTAGCCGTAGTTGTTCTTCTGCTGGTCGTTACCCTTGATGGTGCGGTAAGCCAGCCCGAAGGAGGAGCGCTCCTGCTGACCAATGACGACCTTGTCGACAATAGCCGAGCCGTCACACTGGAGCCACTCGTCCGGGTAGGTGTAAGCCTCGATCTTTCCCTCGAACGTCTCCGCCGAGGTCAGAGAGAGGTACTTGATGTTGTCCGCGTACAGGTCGGTCTGCTCCGCACCAGACGGGGTCTCAGTCACGTTGGTGAGACCCGACCAGGCGACGCCCTTGCTGTAAGCGCCAGTGGAGGGGTTGACGGGGAAGAGGACCCCACGGTCCACACCAGTCTCATAGAACTTCTTGCCCGTCTCGTCCCATGTGAGGACTGCCATCTATACTCCTTGGTAGATGTTGAACACGTCGTGATGAAGGTTGTGCGAGACGAAGTGCCTCTCGAAGGTGGACATAGGCATGTCTGCCAGGACATCCAGCACCGGTTCGTCGGGATTCCTGCTGATGAGGGTGACCGAATAACGCGGCGTATACATCCAATTGGTATTGTCCCCGAACTTCGAGTCGGCTCGACTCCGTTCGTACACGATGCACGGGTAGGTGAGCTGGACGGACTCCGGGGGTTGGAAGTAGACGTTCCTAGAGCCCAGCGCTTCGACGAGTTTCTGATGGAACTCAAGGCGTTGGGCCATTGTACACCTCTCCGAGGTTGAGGATGAGACGGGGGCGGCGGACCTCCACGTTTGTGACGACCCAGCGCGCCCCCATCCACCTCACATACTTGATGGCGAAGAAGTTCTCCTCGGCGTAAGAGTCGGCCAAGATGGAGATCTCGTTGTTGAGTCGGAGATTCTGAAGAACCTTCGGCTCGCTGTCGTACTGCTTCTGGGAACGGTTCACGTCCCCATAGTACTCCCTCTCCGTGATCTTGTCCTCGAACACTCCCGGCGCTGTCTCGACGGCGTGCCCGTAACCTATGCTTCCGAAGAATCTTGCCATTTTGACCGGATCAGGCCGTAGCCTTCTCGATGACGATCGCGGACTTGTACTTCGTCAGCGAGCCCGAGCAACGAGCCTCCAGCAGGTACTTCTGCTGGTTGAAGTCGATGTCGAACTGCTCGAAGAAGGAGGTCTCGCCACCCTTGTCAGCACCCAGGGTGTAGTCCTGCATGTTAACGATGATACCAAGCAGGTTCTGGGTCTTGCCCCCGACCTCGCGCTTGGCGCCCTCCATGACCTCAACCTCGATGACATCGGAGACGTTCAGGGCGTTAGCAACGGCCTGCTTGGTCTCGTAGATGTAGCGCTTGTTGATGTCCTTGATCTCGAGCATGTCACACACGAACGCGTTCGTGGTGAACAGGACCGGCATGCCGGAGCCCTTGTAGAACTTACGGGACCGACGAACAATGTCGATGACGTCCTCGGTCTTGGCGTCCTTGTCGACGAGGACCTTGTGGGAGAACAGCTCGTCATCCTTCCAGATAGGACGGATGTTGGTCTCCTTGATCTTGTCGGGGTTGGACACCTCACGGCCGTCGCCAATCAGGACGGCGCGTGCGAGCTCCTCCTCGAGGGCCAGGCGAAGGTTCTGCTGCATCCAGGCAACGACGTTGAACGTGGTGATGTCGAGGACGTCGTCACGGTCAATCTTCGTCTTGTTGTAAACGGTCGTCGGCTCGGTCTTCCGGTTGGCGACCTCGTAGACGACGTCCTTCTTGCGGCTGGCCTTGACGTATCCCTTGGCCCGCAGGTCGTCAGCGGTCAGGTTGGACCACTGAGTCTTAACACGGGAGAAGGGGCTGTGCTTGGCACCCTGGAGAACCTTGGAAACCCAAGAGTTCTCGCGCATGATGCGCTGGGGCTCCGGGTCCAGGTTGGTGGCATCCGGGAACAGCAGCTCCGGGTTCTTGATACCGTAGTCCGCGGCGTGAGCCAGGACAGCGGTGCGGAGCGTCATGCCGGGCTGACGAGCCTCAGCGAAGATCTGCTCCTCATCGGCGTGAGAGAGGTGCGGGCCCATGTGGTTACGAGCGTCGCCCTCGAAGATGTTGGAATGCATCAGAGTATCACCCCCGGAGTCGCCGTGCTCGGCGTCCTCATCGTAGTCTTCGTCATAGTCCTCATCGAACTCTTCGTCCTCGTCGAAGTCCTCATCCTCGGCATCAACGTCGCCGCTGATCTCCTCGATAAGGGCCGCAACAGCCAGACGCTGGTCATCGTCGAGGGTCTCGAGGACATCGGCGACCGTGAGGTCGTCCTCGTCGTAAACCTCGTCTTCGTCCATGGATTCTGTGTCCTCCGTTGTTTCTCCGGAATCGTGCGAGAGCGTGAGACCGGAATAAATGACGGCCTCGTCCTCGGACTCGGTCCATGAACCATCCGAGTGCTCCAGAGCAACGTTGTCGATCAAGGCGCCCGGGTTGGCCCCGGACAGGACCATGGAAACCTCGACGATGTTGCCGTGAATAACGTCAGCCCCTCGCTGGTCGAGGCGGTTGGCGTAGATCGAGAGAGCCTTGACGTCGCCGTGCTTCACGAGCTCCTTGGCGTTCTCGGCGCCAGGAGTGTCGTTGAAAGCGCAGTAGGCGTAAACGCCCTCATCCCGATTCTCGAGCAAAGCGTGCCCGAGAACGTTGTCGACGGCGTTGTGCCCATGCTGCCATACAAGCGGCACGCGCTGGCCGTCATTCTCCTTGAACGCATTATGCTTGATAGTACGTCCATCGGAGCAGGTCAGGTCGTTCTTAGTGGCCCAGCCACTGAAGTCGAACTTCATCCTTCTCCTCTGACTTGGCTCATCGGCATGCTGAGCACTGACTGAACATCAGGACCACCGGGGCCCGGAATATCCCCCTCGCCGTCCAGGGAGGTATCACCCATCTGGGGGTTGATGTTCGGGTTCTGTAACTGATCCGCCTGCTCGTTCGGGGATGGCGGAAGACCGATCCTCGTACGGGCCTCGTTCGGCGTGATGACCTGGTCTCTGAGCATGGTGTCCAGGGACGTGACGATCTGGCTCGGTGGGACGTTCTTGAACGGGTCACGGATGTACTGCACGGCCTGCCCCTGGGTGCGCGCGGTCTTCGTGAGGAAGGCCTTGCTCATCCCGTCGGCGAGCGCCGAGAGTACGGGCTCCACAGCCCGGTTCCAGTAGTGCGTCCAGACGATCTCCGTCGCAGTACCCTTGAAGACGTCCTCCGAAATACCCAGTCGACTCATGAGCTCAGCAGTGAGGAACTTGATCTGGTCAAGCAGGTTGTTCTCCGCCGGGCGGTTCAGCTGAGTAATCTTCTCGGAACCGTCGGTGTAGGCGATCCCATGTCCGCCTTTGCCGAGCTGGTCCTCGATGGACTGGATGCGGTTCTCTGCCCGCTGTCGCATGGCCTCGGTCTTGACGACATAGGGGAGCTGGATGATGATGTCCAGCTTTCCGGTGTACGTCTTCTCGTCGGCCAGGTCCAGCATGGAGAGCTTGCGGCTCAGTCGCTTGAGGGTCGAGTTCGGCTTGTTCATCACCTCATAGAGAGGATTCTCAATGATGGCGACGGTGCGCTTCGGCAGGATCACCCGCTCCTTGGTAGAGCGAGCCTGGTTGTAGACCTCAACCTCGACCTGCTCGGGGAACCACTGGGTGATCCGCCCAACCCGCAGTTGTTTGATGTCGAAGCTGTTGTTGGTCCTCGGGTCCAGGTCTGACTCGACCGGAACGATTGCGATGACGCCCTCGTCGAACAGGGACAGCACGGCATCTTGGATGAAGGCTCGGCCGCTCTGGTCGATGTTGGGCTCCAGCATCAGGCAGTCATTCAGGGCTGACCGCCGAACGCCAACAAACGTTCCATTTTGAGCTGTGTCGACATGTCGGATCGGCGTGGCGGACACGTCGATGGCGATCATGTTGAACAGCGACGAGATGATCGACTTGTCGGCCGTCCATCCGAGCGCGAGCCGGTCGGCCCGTACGGAGTAGGACGGACCGAGGTGCGATCGATCGATGTCCCTGCCAGTGAAGGCGTTGTAGGCGTGCTGTAGTCTATCTCGCAGTCCTATGTCCTTCACCTCCTAGTCGAACATGTCCTTGTTGAGTTTGTAAGCGACCCAGGCGTCCATCAGGGCGGCAACCGAGTCGATCTTGTTCTCCCGTCGGGCCTTCAGGAGCTTGCGGTTCCCGTTGGTGTCCTCCAGGGTGATGGCGTTCCCCATCGTGAAGGTCATCATGGACTGGTCGAAGAGGAGCTTTCGGTCCTCCGCCATGTCCTTGATCTCGCCAAGAGGAACGGACTCGGTCCGGGCTCCTTGGATCACCTTCTCGATGCCGAACGGTCCGTTCTCGTTCTCCCAGCGAGTCACGAACTCCTTGGCGTTGTACGGGTCGAAGCCCAGGCAGCGCACGTCGTACTCGCAGTCGGCGATGAACGCCTCGAGGTCTTCGTAGACGTTCATCATGTCAAGAACCGTACCCTCGAGCACCATGAGCGAGCCCTCCTGTAGGAACTCCTCGTACTTCTGACGAGTGGCTCCTGGAAGGCGCAACATGGTGCGCTCGGAAATGTAGCAGCGCGTCTTGACGCCAAACCTGCCCCGGCTGAGGGGGAACAAGAATGTGAAGGCGGTGAAGTCATCGCCTTGCGACAGGTCGACGCCGATGGAGCAAGGCATTCCCCAGAAGTCCTGGCGGTTGTGCCGCAGGGTCTCCTCGTAGGTGAAGAAGTATGTGTACCCCTCCATGGGAATTCCGAACCTCTTGGCCAGGATGTCGTTCCTAGCTGCAGGTACGTGCTCCGCTCGTTCGACGTCACGCTGATATGTCTCGTAGGAGACGGTGGCCCCGAGATTGGGTTGGGCCTTCAGCCAGGTCGACGGATCCCCGACCTCCTTGAGGTCGTCGAGCCTGTAGTAGAAGATGGAAGTGTGGGGATCTGAGTACTCCCCTCGAAGAATATTGAGGAGCTCCATCTTCATGTTGTCGCCGGCCGAGTTCCTGACAGTACCTTCTGAAGACACCGCCAGAATAAGCCAGTCGTCGACCTTGGACGCCCCCTGCTCGATGGCGCCGACCACGTCTTCACGAATATCGCCCGAGAGCCACTCATCCACCGTATTCATCTTGGTGCGGAGGCCCTGGAGCTTGTCGATCGACATGGGGCGAACCTCGAGTAGACTGTTGGTCATGAAGTTCTCGATCCCCTTCTTGGTGGGGACGAGCTTCTGCCTGAGCGCGCGGCTGCCGGTCGTGTTCTGCAGAGACCCCTGAGTCATGAAATCGAACAGGGGGCCTTTGGCTCTTGTGATGGCCGTGCGGAAGGGCTGCATGACCTCCTCGGCCTGCTTCATCGTCGGCGCAGTCGTCACCTGGTGGGTGGTCGACGTGTCGATCGTTAGGAAGTAGGCTTGGAGGAGGGTTTCGTACAGAGACTTCGCCCCGCCTCGGGCGACGATGATGTACTGCTTGTTGATGAGGCGCTGCTTCACCCGGCGCTTCTCGAAGTGGCCGCCAGCCGTCGTCTTGTTCGGGACGTAGACTGATCGCTCGGTGAAGATCCACCATCCGAAGATCTGTTCAGCCCAGAGTTTGAAGCTCGGGAGGAGCCGGAGATCGGATCCGTCGGTTAGAGTCATCTCCGCTTCCGCGAAGCGGATGAACCCCTCCACAGCGTCGCTATCGTAATAAAAGCCGGGATTGCGAATCCGATCATCGATCCTATTCATCTCCATCTCGATCTCCTTACAGATCGGAATCCGACCTGCGAGGACATCGTCTCTGAACTCAGCGTAATATCGCGGGGTAGCGGTATTGGACAGCATGGTCAGCGGCGGCGCTTCTTTGAGGTTCCGCTCTTCTTGCCGCCATTGAGCTTCTTGTTAAGTGCCCGGGCTCCAGCCGCTCCGGCAACGTTCCCGGCCGCCTGAACGCCCACACCAGCGACAGCGATCTTAGCTAGTTTCTTAGCCGCATCGCCCTTTCCACGAACAACCTTGGTCCCGCTGGTAGCGAGCTTCCTGTAGCCGACGCCCTTACCGGGCTGGACAACATGAGTCGAAAGCGCCTTACCGGGAGCCTTAGCGGCCTGTTTGCCGAACTTAGACTTAGCCATACCAGCAGCGGACTTCACACCACCGACGCCACCCTCAGCCGCCTTGCGTGCCTTATTGCCGGCCTTCCAAGCCTGATTCTTGGCCTTGTAGCCGGCTCCTCGGGCTGCGTTACCCACCTTAAATGCGGCAGCATTAGCGCCGAGACGTGCGCCCTCGGCATACTTTCCCGCCTTGGTGGTCTTCAACTTCTCAGCCGCACTCTTAGCGTTAGCCGACTGGGCCTTAGCGAACCGCTTGGCCTGGGCCTTCTTGACTCGAGCCTGGGCTCCGAGATTGCGCCCCTTGCCCTGGGCAGCGCTCTTAGCGGAGGCGCCAGCCTTCTTAGCGAGAGCGGCGATCTTCTTACCCTTGCCCGACTTGTGCAGGTAGTACCCAGCACCAGCGGCTGCTGCCGTTCCGAGAACGCCGGCAATAGCGGCTTTCTGCTTACGTGAGAGTCCCTTGCGCTTCTTGGTTGATCCGGCGCCTCCGGAAGCGGCCTGATGCTTGCGAACGCCCCACTTCATGCCTTTGACGCCATGGTGAGCGAGGACCTCGTCCTCGTCAATGAAGAACAGTGTGTCTGTCATGTCATAGTCCTATTGTTTGAACCGTTTGGCGCCCTTGATAGCGGCGGATCCGCCCCGGATGGCCGCTTTCTTCAGACTCTTCTGAATCGCGTTCTGCAGGGTGTTGGCTGCGGCCTCCTCGACCACCTTCCCCGCCTTGGCGCGGTAGCGCTCCATCCGGGTCTGGGTCAGCTGCCGGTACTCCTTCTCCAACCGAAGGCGGTTGTTGACCCGCCTTAGCTGATCATCAGACATGCCGTCTATTTTGGCCTGCTTAGCCGAAGTCCACTTCTTCGCGCCCTTGATGCGAGACTTGCGGATTCCCCAGCGCATACCTTTGATGCCGTAGTGAGCGAGAACATCGTCGTGCCGAACGACTCTCTTGATCTTCCGCGCCCCTTTAGCCGCTTTGGTGAGTAGCTCTCGCTCGGTGGGAGCGATACCGGCAGCCTTAGCCCCCCGATACCCCAGATAACCTAGCGCCAGAGCACCTCCAGCCCGACCGACGTTCCCAGTGGCGATGTTACCAACGCCGCGAACGGTCTTGCCTGCGGAATTGCGGGCGTTCTTACGACCGCGCTGCCTTCGAGCCTGAGACGCCCGCTTAGACATGTCGGTATTGGCGACGGCCTTGTCGAACTCGCTCTTGTAGAACGGGTCCTTCGAGCGAGCCTTAACTGTTGCCTTGATCAGCTTCCGCCGATTGCCGGCACCCTCGCCGTAGTACATCTTGGCCTGGGTGAATTCCTTGGCGTCACGACGAGCACGGCGGCGAACGCCCCACTTCATGCCTTTGACGCCGTGGTGCATCAGCTCCGAATGGCCCATTCGCTTGTTATGCCCCTTCTTGTAGTACCTACGAGCGGCTTCAGCGAGGGTTGCATCGGTTGCGTAGGTCTTGCCCAGCTGGCCGGTGTCGAGTTCGTTGTAATACTTCTCTCGACGCTCGGTAGCGGTGAGCTGACGGTTACGCTGGTTGCCGAGACGCCAGTCCCTGGCCGCCTTTGCTTGCGCCTTGCGCTTCTTGATGAAGGCCTCAATCGTAGCGATGTCGTGATCGCCATACTTAGCCTTGAGTTTGGCCTCGTACTTGGCGCGACGCTCAGCATTCCGCTGCTCGCGGCTCTTCCGAGCGCCCTTGCGCATCCCCTTGACCCCGTAGTGCATGAGTTGGTCGCTCATGGAGTCTCCTTCTGCAGGTTGATACGCCAGGCGTACTCCTGAAGCTGCTTCTCGATCGCCGTCACGACGAAAGAGTTCGCAGGCGGGTCGAATACGAGCCGCACTTGCAGGTACAGATATGTCTTGACGGCCTCTACGTTCTTCGCGATGCCGTTGAGATACTGACCCCATGTCTCTGTCTTTCCGGTGATCTTGAACGAGGGCAGACCGATCTGCTCCGCGAACATGAGAGCCGTGTTGGTGTGGAGAATAATCTCCTGATCGAATGCCGTATAGTCCTCAGTGATGCCGAGGGCCTTCTTGATGTCGTTCAGTATCGAATCAGCCACGGTCACCTCCAGGGTATCGTGTCGTTCGGCGTTCGTTCGACTGGAGGCTTGGGTAACAGGCTCGCATCGCCGAAGTGAATCGCGTTATGTGTATCGTGTCGCACGCAGATCAGGTACTCGGGGTCAAGGATGTCGGGGTTGAACTCTCCCTCGAGGTCCTCGGGCCGAATCGGGTTCATGTGATGAACAAGAATCTTACCGTAGATGTCGTGACCCGGGACCCCGAGGTCGCATGCGTCGTCTCTTAGGATAACCTTCTGTCTTGCTTGACGCCATTCGGTCGAGTGATAGAAGGATTGGTTCAGATACCGTTCGAAACCGAAGGTCTGATCTCCTGGATCCTGGTTGAGACGTAGGTACTCGTACCGTTCCTCGAAGGATTCGATGCGAGAGAGTTCACTGAAGGTCCGAATCCGACTCAAGACCCACACCTCCTCCGGCATAGGACTTGAATGCCTCGAGAACCTCCTTGTAGGCCTCCTCCCCTCGTGCTGAGGCCGCCAGAGCATCGGCTTTGGCCTTGAGCATGTCGTTCTCAGCCTTGATTCGCTCCTGCTCCAACCGCTCCCGGCTCGTGGCGAGCTTGAGGTAGTGCGTGATGATGGAAGGAGGAGCCGTGCCGTCCAGTAGCATCTCCTCAGCTCGCTGGACTGCGAGCGAAATGAGTTGATTCTCCTGCTGCTCCGGAGTGGCGGCCCGTCCTCTGGGTGACTTCTTGGCCCTTGCCACGGAGTTCTCTCCTATTCCGGGTTCCTTTGCTGTTTCCGAATCCGGGTTTCAGGTAGGACAGGACGACTTGCGTACCCCTCGTTGGGTAGAAAGGAACGAACGCAAGAAGACCCCAACGACACAGGTCGTCCTGTCTTATCCGAAACCCGGATTCAGGATGCCCAAACCTACCTCCGGGGAAAATGCGAGGTGCGGGCCGATGACGGGGGTGGGCCATTTTTGCGGACCCTATCCCCCCTCTTTTGAAGTTCAGAATGGACGAAATGGACGAAAGCTCGTCAGAATTCTCGTTCTACAACTTGATAGTTTCCAGTCAAGTTGAGTTCGAGAATCTCTTCAATCGCTTCATTCGTTGCTTCGACTTGATCGGCTTCGGTGAGGTCAGTACTAGTGGTAGTGACCCGTGCCAGGTAGGCACAGGTGTGGTAACCTTGAGTAACATCAAAGTTAAACCACTCTTCGAACTCATCGAAAGGATCGTAAGGATTGTCCTCGGTAGTGAGTGCTAGGCGTAGCATGGCTCTATACATCCCGTTTCAAGGACAATGGACAGTTGACAATGGACAAGAAGCTAGCCATTCAGGTACTCCCTAACTCTAGCTGTAGAAATGCCCAATGCCTCAGCGATCTGTGCTGTGTTGGCTCCGTTAGATCGAAGAGTCTTGATTCGATCCTTCTGAGCGCCAGCAAGAGGAAGCTTCTCCTTTGGCAAAGCCAGTGACTTGATGGTGTCAAGATCAGAGTTGGCTAGAATATGCTCCATCATCGAGTTAGATATAGCACCTTTCTGGATGGCCTCCCACTCACGAGGGGTGGGGACCACTCTTGTGCCTTCTCTATCGTAACCAAGACGGCGGCGGGCGGTCTTGATGGCCATGGCCTCAAGCTTAGCCCGTTCTTTCTTGGTCAAATTTGGATTTGATTCAAGCTTCTTCTGCACAACACCTTGTGCCACTAGCTGTGCCTGCCGCTCTAGGGGCTTCTGCTTGAGGGCCCGGTTTAATTTAGCGCGGAGGGTGGCAACTTCAGGGGCATAGCTCTTAGCAGCCCGGGGGTCTCGTTTGATGGCGGGGGTTGAAATAGCACGCTTCCTAATATCGTTGGCCATGGCCTTCAATTCATTGGCGTGCTGTGCGTAAATACCCTCCATCAGTGTACCGGAGGACAGCTTCCTAGCATCGGTAGCCTCTGCCATCCTGGTGGTCTTGGTCTGCTTCTTGACTAGCTTGCCCTGCTTGTTAATATAGGACTCACCAGTCTCCTCGTAGACCCTGCGACCAGTGGCTGCATCATATGGACCGCCCTTCGCTGCACTGCGTGGCTTGCGATGGGGTACGTACTGGACACCCTTGGACCTGGAAATAAGAGTGGCTGCACCTTTATCGGCACCACCCTGGTATTTCCTCTTCAATGCGGCGATGCCGTTGTCTACCTCGGACTGTTTGTAGTTGAGATTATGCTTCTCGGCATCAATAACAACCATAGAGTGACGAACAGCCCGGGACAATTCATCGGCACTGGCACCCTTGAGAGTCATGTCAGTAATAAGATTGGACACCTTACCCATCTGGGTCTGAGTATCCGACATCCTCTTCATACCAGGGTACCCAGGATATGTCCTCTTGGGGTCGAATCCCTTCAATCCCTTGAGTGGGGCGGTGGAACGAATCCGGGTCTTCCCCTTGTTGGGGATTACCAGGACGGAGTCGCCATCAAAATCAGCACCGCTAAGACGCTCAGCGACAGAAGGATGGATCCCAATAGCATCCCTAGCATTGCCAAGAATACTTCGAGACTTCTTACCTCGGTTGTTAACAGTGAGCGTAGGAATCTCGAAAGTCCCGCCATGAGGATAACGCACGAGACTAACAACGTCACCGTCCCGATAGTTAGGAGCATATACCTCACCCTTCTTGAGATGGGGCATCGGCAATAACACCTGAGACGCTTGACCTGGGAGGGCCTTGGCCTTGAGATGCACCGAAGCCGAGTCGCAGTCATCAGCCAGGGACATGAGCATGCGCTTGCGAATAACAGGATTCGTAAGACCCATGATCTCATCAAGCTGCTTCCGCTTTTCGTCACGGACAGCCTGAAGTTGGCGCTTGGCCAATTTGGGGGACTGCTTGGATAAGAACTGTGAGGCCAGGGACTGGGACCATGAGTCCCACTTGCCCTCCTCATTCACAATATTGAGTGCGCTCAGTTCCTTCTTGCCAGTCTTCGGATCCTTAAACAGTTTCTGCTTAACGACCGCACCAAATGGATTCTCGGGATCATCCTTCATGGGCTTGAGGACTGTGTGGTCCTTGGAGCCCAGCATGGGTGTGCCCTTCTTCTTGTTGGTGTTGAAGACTATGTCCTTGCCCTTCGGAATATCATCCGAGTACATGGCCATGCCCTTGAGGTAGTGCGTTCCGTCGACCGAAATACGCACCTGGGCATAGTTGGAACCACCGAGGCTGAGCTCTTTGACTCCACGACGAAGTAGAATAACCCCGTCCATGTCAGTACCGCCGTCTTCGGCGTACTTGATGGCGACCTTCTTTGAAGATATGGCTCGAGGAGTACGAAGCCCGGTCGACAGCAGCCCCTTCTCGTCGATCACCACACCAGGAGTGCGGATCTTATCCCTCTGCGCATGAATATCGGCAGCTTTGGTGCCGGGAGGGGCGAGAACCTTGAGGATGGTGTAGTTATCGCTGTTGGCCTGCTTGACCTTGACGTCGTGAGTAGTATATCCCCGAGCTTTCAGGGCCTCGACGGCGGTCTTCAAAGATGTCGACGAACACTGGAGGTTCTGCTCAACGCCGAGACCGTACTCGATGAACTTCTTCTGCTTCACCTCGTCGGCCAGAATATCCTTGACCCGGGTGATCTCGTCCTTGCGATATGATGCGTTGGGCTTGAGAAGCTCACGGACCGAGGACTCGTTGAGTCCCATGCGTCGACCGATCTCTGTGTTGGGCATACCGGCGTCCTTGAGACGGGATGCTCGAGAAATATCGCCCGCCTTCTTCTCGGCACGAGCGATGCTATTCAGAGCACGGTACTCGGTGGTACTCATGCCCCAGGCCTTGGCAATATCAACCTCGGACATGCCCTGCGCCTTGAGCTTGTCTCGCTCGGCGAGGAAGCCCTGGGCTGACTGATATGGATCCTTACCGGAGCCCCATGGGTAAATAACGACCCGAATGGCGCTTGGTGCCGTAGTGCATCAGCTCATCACGAGTCATGGGCCTCACCCCCAATGCGCTCGAACGTGTATCCTTTGCAGGTGGGCTGTAGCCCTCGAAGAGTCTTCGAAACACTACCCGGACTAACGCCACGATAGCGGTCAACAGCTCCGGTGGACGGAAATATCTGCTTGTCGAATACCTGTCCCCAAGAACTGACATCATACCGAGGAATGTCCCGGGCTTCGTTCCACAACTCCATCAGGAATCCTCGGTCTTGATCTCCTCGATGAGCTTGTCAAACCAGACGATCTTGTCCATGATATGGGCAATGTCGTCGGGCTGTGGAGTGTCTACCAGAATATCGTCGTTCTGGTAGATGCGCGTTTCGACGTTGATCTCGCCGGGCAGCTTCTCGTACTCCAGGCAGAACAGTGCTGCATAGATATGAAGCTGGACCATGTTGACGCGAGTCACGCCGGTCTTGAGGTCGTGGATGCGGAGAAGATGCTTCTTCTCATCGAAGCCGATGGCATCGGCGGTCCCGAATGCGTTCTCGCTGTGATATAGCACGACCTCGGGATCAAGACTGTAACCAATGGCGTCGTTCACGTAGGCGTTGAAGGTGGCCTTGTTCCTCGGCATCCGCATCTTTAGGCGAATATGCTCTGCGGCCAGGGCGTGAAGCCTGGTCCCCATCGCTGCCGCCTGTGCTGTCCTGAATGCCTCGCCCAGCTTCTCGTCGTCGTAGTTGACCCAACTGTGCTTGCTGGCGCTCAGAAATGCGTGCAGCCCCTCCAGCCTTGAGTGTACGTTCCAGTTCATCGAGCGTTCCTTTCTCGTTCTCTGGGTAAATGAATGATGCGAAGGACCACTCGCCGAGCTTGTCGATGAAATGGTCCTGGTTCGGTCGGTGAGCAGCGTCGGCGCTTCTCTTGACCTCGAGTGCGGCCCACTTGGATCCGAATATGATGATCAGGTCGGGTATGCCCTGATTGTGGTTCGGATCATTCTTGAGGATGAGGCAGCCAGGAAGGCGTTCCTCGATCCTGGATATGAGTCCGCGCTGGTAGTCGCGTTCGAGCATGGGGTCTATCCTCGAATCAAGTATTATACCCACGGTTGGCCCTGGCGCCGCATGTGTCGATACTCGTAAGTTGTTTGAGTTTACTATGCGGTGTTGAGGTAGCGTAGTTCGGGCCAACCGTGGGAGGTATGCTGAAGCAAGAGGGGTCGAAAATATAGAAGGCCCAACTCCTTCATTAGGATGCATGTTCGCGACGCGGTCTATTGTACATGTCGTTAAGTCTTGCGATGGGGCGGCACCCGTCACCGCATGTACAATAGAGTGCATGTACAATACTTGCCATTTGCCACCCAAACCCTGTATACTCTCTATATATAAGAAAATTTACTCAACTCCTGGTAATCAGAACAAAACTGGCAAATTGGCAAAATGGGGGTATAAACGTTGAAATTGCAACGAAAAGTGCTTGCCAGATCGTTTGCCACCCCCGTTTCAAAACTGGCAAATCGCCCCAAAACTGGCAAAATTTGGCGCACGTGTATAGTACAGATTCTGGCCCGTTTCAAAACTGGCAAAAAAACTGGCAAAACACATACGCCACTCCAGTCACACAAACATCAGAAGCGTTGCCCACCCGCCATACCAAGTGGTACAACGGGTGGTACAACAATCACCTCAGAGACTCGTAAAAACCCCTCTCATTGAAGATCTCCTTGACCCGAATCGCCCTCGAAATGGCCTGATCGATGGGCGACTGGCTCTTCAGATAGTAGTAGTTCAAGACCGAATAAGGAGTGTTCAGTCTGTCGATTCGCCCCTCACACTGCTCCATGACCTTCCAAGAGTAGTTCTGAGAGAAGAATATCATCGTGTCACAAGTGGTGCAGTTCCAAGCTTCTGCACCGGCAGTATACTGTACGAGGTATACCCATCGCTCACCCTCCGGCAAGGGTTCATGCTTGTGGCCGTTGTACTCGGCAATCAGTACTCCGAGAGTATCCCCCAACGACCGCAGCATGAAGAGCTCATAGTCGAAGTTGTAGAAGACGATGACTCTAGGATGCTGCTCGCACAACTCCCTCACCGCCACAAGTCTCACAGGATCCTCATTCGTCACTCTTCTCAAGACATGACAGAGGCCTCCTGCATTCTTAATAGGCTCTTCCTTGTACGGATCGAAGCGGTACTTCTGGATCGTACGATATGGCTTCTCCTCGTAGGATACCGGGACGTCTATCCGCTTCTTGGTCGTCTTCTTGACGAACGGCATGTCAACGAGGACCTTCTTACGAAGCCGCAACAGCTTCCCTTGCCCAAGATATCGCTCAAGACGAGGATAGCCCGCTCTGTAGTTGAACTGGCAGTGCTCCCTCTCGAACTGGGTGCGGTTCTTGAAGAAGCCATTGGCGATAAACACCGGGCAGTAGTCCATCCAGTTATCACCAGGGGTGCCAGATAGCATGATCCACTCGTTCCTACGAGCCATCTTGACAAATGTCTTGGCCCATTTGCCGCTACCTATGGCTCTCTGCTCATCGAATATGATGAAGGAGTCACGGATGTCGCTGTAGTTACTGATGTTGTTCCACGAATCGACCGTCGTGTAGTCCGTCAGCCCATACATCGAGACATCCCCCTGCCAATCGAGATCATCCCTCTTGCGAGCAGTGGTGATTATATATAACCTGGGTCCTTCGGCAAGCCGCCTCGGAAGATCGGCCGGATGCCGCACCCCCAGCACTCTCTCAACGTAGTACTGGAGGGCGACAACCGACTTCCCCGAGCCCGGCTTACCGGTCAATATGCACCCATTCCTCAGGTTCTTCACAGCTTCGACCTGATGGGGCCACAGATCAACCGGTCCCAAGGCTCACCCCCTCTTGATCTGGATGCAGACGAGAGGCGCGGACATGCTCATGGATCCGATCGGAAGCTCTTCGAATATGACCTTGTCCTCGTAGACGTCTCGGATGGACACGGCGGGTCCGCCATCCTTCGGGACGGTCCAGATATCGAAGAGGCCCTCCTTCTCGTAGAGAACCTCGCCGCCCCTGATGATGGTCAGAAGGATCTTCTCTGCTGGTGTCATGATGCCTTCCTAGTGATTCGATATGTCTTGAAATACTCGCCATCCGGTACCAAAGAGACATCCCAAAGTGCCATGTCAAACCAGATCTCTTCGAGATTTCCTGGGCTTAATCGAACGCCGCCAAAAAGCCGACGACCGTCAACGGTCTTCTCGGGGTTCCCCCTAATAACTACAAACCGTTCGACTCGCCCCTGGTCGTCTACTTCAAGAATCATGATGCCTTCCTAACTGCGATGATCGCCGTAACGTTCTGATTCTGTGTACGGTCTTGAACGTCCTGAATATAGACATCGTATTCCGAGGAGGACGCTAGCTCGGTGTTGCCGTTCTTCTTAAACAAAGCACTCATGTCAGTTCCTTTTCGTTGTTCCGAATCTTCGGCTGGAAATGGATAGTTGTCAGGTGGTTGACGTCGTCTCGCTGCTCCCACTCGCGAGACGAGAAGGTCATGATGCCTCCGTCAACTAACCGGAAATACCAGATAGTCCAACCGGTCTCGTCATACTCTGCCCAGCGTTCGGTGAATTCCGCTCGCCGAATGTCATTCCCGTACTCCCAGATCAGGATATACGGATCATGCCCGTCGTTGTGCGGGCTCTTGTACTCAGTCACCACAGAACTCCTTGGTAGATAGTTTCCCACTTGCGTCGCTTGGCGTCCCACGCCCTCCTCATCGAGTCGCTGTGAGACTCCAGGAAGAGATTTGAGAGCCTATTATCGGTCAGGTCACCATTCAGGTGGGCGACCCGCTGCAAGGGCTCCAGAGGGCCGTTGAAGGCCTCCCAGACCAGCTTCTGGACATACTTCGTCCGTCTAATCCCGCGATCCCACAGGGTGACCTGGACATACCCGTTAGCCCTGAGGCAGGGCGTAAGAATCTGACCAGTCGAGATACGACGAATCCTACCGAGATCACTGACCTCAATATCATCGATGATGCTGTCCTTGAATGTCTCAGTAGGAGCCAAGTCGGCAGTGCTGGGGGATTCCACTCTCCCTCTCTCCTTTCACTCCGTCGACCATGTGAATATAGTACTCGACCGGCATGTACTCTTTTCCGTCTTCCTCGATGATAGGCTTGTACTTCGGTCCGTCCTCCTTATCGCCCTTGGGCGGAAAGTAAGGATACTCGTCACTGAGATACAGGTTATCCAGGGCGCAGTTCCAGACGTTTCCGTCTTTGTGGCAGAGATAGTGTGAGTTGACCTTCTCTCCCATGAACGTCTCCCAGACGGTGAAAGCAACCGGGAAGGTTCGGCTCTCTCCGTCGACACGGACTGAGAACATGAGGTTGGTCCTGCTCGGAGGCATCATGGGCTTGATCCGATGCAGGGTGGTCATGTTGATCAATTCGCCACCCTTGCTGATAGCAAAGCCCGGCCAACGATCCAGAGGCGTGAACTCCTCGTTCAGGTCCTTCAGATACAGGTTCTCCAAGGAGCAGTTCCAGGGATCTCCATCTACATACCGTACCTCGTGCATGAACGGAATCTCGCCGTGGAAATGAGTCCAGATGATCTTGCTGAGGAGCTGAACCCGGTAGCGATGCCCTTTGTAAAAACGGATCTGCGGAAGACCGTACCGGGACGTCCGGACTGGTATGAGCTTGCCTGAGCGCTTCCCGTAGACAGTTCCGTCCTCTCGGATATCGTAGATGTTCGGATCGGGCATCGGGTCAGCGGTTGCCATTAGTAGCCTCCTCCACGAGACGGTATGCAGAAATCATGTCGTCAGCTACTCCGAGTAGCCCCTCCTTGTGCCAGGCGATCCAGTGCTCGCCATCTCGTTCCACAGTATATGCGTTCATGCCCAATCCTCCTTGACAACTACGGTATCCTCAGTCCACTCCTCGCAGATAAATTGGTCGATGGGGAGATATGTGAGGGTGTCATCCAGCTCAACAATAACCAGGGCGGCCCGGGGGTCCTCGTCTCCGATGTCTCCATCACAACATAAATCCTTGATCTTACGCTGGGCAACTTTGCCATCGAGCGTCTTTAAAACCAGTTTCATTTGCGTCTCCTACACAAGTACAATACAGAAAAAATGAGGATCAGTTCTTGTAGCGAGCGGTGATGACTTGATTTTCGTCGTCGACCTCGAACTCGCGGATGTATCCTGAGAGACGAACGCGGTAACCATTATCTTTCAAAATCTCGAGGCTTCCGTCTTCTGTCCAACGTATCTTTCCTCTGACGCTCCAGTTCTCGATGTAATCTACGTTGGATTTGACATTGATGGTCCACTTGTCAGTGCGCGGTTCAACACCCTCATACTCGTCTGGTTCCGGTTCGATAGGGTCGTCTTCCTCAACCGGAGGGAGTTCCCAGATAATCAGAGAGTCGTTTCCAACAACGTCGAATGTGCAGTCATCGGTACTGGCCTGGACCTCATGGACACCGAGTTCATTATTGGTATCGACCTGTACGATCCACTCGGTGAACCCGGGCTTGTCGACTTTGGCTGTGGCGACGATGTCGAAGTCGTAGCTACGGCCCTCATATGTGTGGAAATAAAGCTTCTTGAGCATGCGTTCGTTCCTTCTAGTGGGTATGGGGGCCCCAGGTCTCCCCCAGGGCCCCCGTGGATATGGATGTCAGTGCAGGATGGGCTCGTAGAGGCCCCAGAGCTGACCCTCGGTCATGAGATCGAACTTGTTGTCGCTACGGCGGATGATCCACTTGCCGACGGCTCCGGTGTGAAGGTGAGCCTTAATCTCCTCGTCGCTGGCGGCCCAGTTGCGGACCAGTCGGAGATTGTCGTTCGTGATCTTGACTGCCTCACAGACGCTACGGCGAGGGTTGAAGAGCTTGACCTCGAGCGGCATCAGAACGGAACCTCCTCGGTGTCGGCGTCCTCGGCGTACATAGCCTCGAGCTCGTCCTCCACGATGGTGAAGAAGCCCTTGTCGAGATATGCCGAGCAGAACTCCACTCCAGCTTGAGTGCGTCCGTGGTAGGGGCGGAGGGCAATATCGGCTCGCTCAAGATCTGCGAAATCGAGGGCGCCGACTGTCTGCTCGTTCAGGAGAGTACGGGTGCGTCCGATGATCGAGACGATCTTGGGTGGACGGCCTCCGAAGTTGACCTTCACCTTGATATAGGGAAGGGGCTCCTCCGTGTCGTCCCGAGGCTTCAGGGTCTTGATGTTGAAGCCTTCGGTCCGGAAGTCGTCGACGGCATCGTCGGGGAGGATGACGCAGAAGGTGCGCGCCGTGTTCCCGAATCGGTCCTTCTCGCCAGCGAAGTTGCGGAAGAGAAGTCGGGCGTTCTTGATAGTGTAAGTGTTGACGGCCATGTCGTGTTCCTTTCTATGGGGTAGTAGTCTTGCGATAGAACCTGGTCGACGAAATATGGAGGAGAGTAGAGATCGTAGTTCATGGCCTCCTCTCTAGGCGGATGATGCCGTGAACGAGACGAACCGTCGCAAGCTCTGAGAGCTCGGTGGAATTGTCACTCATCAGAGACCCCCTCAATGGAGTTGATTCCGACAATAAGCCCCGCCTCTACAAGGCAGCGCACGAGGTCCCGGTCGTCCAGCTCAGTGCGGCAGATATCGAGGAGGTTCTGGACCGTCTGGCGACGGTAGTGACCATAGCTGCTGCGGTCACAGCACTCGAGCTTATCGATGAGTTCCTTGATCTCGTCGTCTTTCAGGTTCGCCACCTCGTCCCGAAGGTAGCTGGTGTAGCCGACAAGGATATCATTAGCGGTCTGGCCGCCGTCGTAAACAGAAGAGAGCATTGTGTTCGTTCCTTTCTATCGAGAAACCTAGAACCCGGGTTGGGTTCTAAGTGTGAGGTTGGTTCAGTTGGTCTTGAATGTGTCGCAGATGTTCTTGGCCATGGCGAGCATGTCCTCTTTCGTCGCTGAGAGGCGGTGCTGGTCGCAGTAGTCACGTGTCGCGTAGTAGGCGAACGTGGCTATGGCGAAGCCAACACCCATCTCAGCAAGGTTGGTGAGGACGTACTGGCGGGCGAGGGAGGGGGAGGACATGGCAATACCTTTCTGGTGGGGTCTCATTATATGCCCTGCCCGTCTCGCGATTCATGCTGCTAGGAAGGTATCGACGTCCGTATACTTCTGAATTTGCCCTCGGGCAGCGTCCACGAGTTCCCTTCCATATCGATTGTCCAGCTTAGCTCGCCAGTCGTCTCCGGCGTCTTCGTAATCAAGCCAGAGATACCCCTTGCAACCTCCGACATCGCCGTACGAAATAATCTCATTACCCTCACTGTCCACTCGATGATTCTCTCGCACAAGTCGCCCTGCCCCGGGAGTTCCTGGGATAACAGGAATGAAACGCCCGACACGTCCGACGAATTTGCGGTCATTCTCGCCAAATTCAAGCAGCATTCGTGTAGTAACCGATCGTGTCTGGGCGACATCTTCGAGAGCCAGAGGATCTCCGGTGAAGAGAGTCTTGTAGACGACCGGCTCTTGGAACTGCTTGCCAGTTGCGTGCCAACCGTCTTTGTCGTGTGCGATATAGACGGCGTCGTTGACGAGCAGCATACGATCGTAGGTCGCTTCGTGCTCGAATGTGTAGCCGTACTTCTTGCCAAACTCGAAGACCTCCGATATGATGCGATCGTCGGCGTTCGGGATCTTGATTGAGTCAGTCTTGATGTGTGCAACGGTGTATCCTTTCTCCTGAACGAAATGCTTCAGGTCGACCATGAACAACGCGCCGCGCTTGGCGACGATGTTGTCCACGTTCCGGGGGTCTCGGAGTGGGTTGTCGAATTTGGCGGCGGTGAGTCCGTACGTCGAATTCAGTGCGATCTTCAGTGCATAGGCCAGAGCGTCGAGGTTCGAGTCGTCGTCCAGATATGGAGCCAGCGCCCCATTCAGGATCTTTCGAGCCTCGTCGAGTTCCTTGTGCTTGATCAAGATACGAGCCTTCTTGAGCTCGCTGTACCTCTTGGTGTAGGGCCCGAACAGTTGGAGGTTCTCGATCGACGTAGGATGCATCGATGCAATATCCAGCAGGGCCACGTTCTCATGGTATCCAGGCTCGGAGGAGACGTATCCGCCCTCGCCGACCTCTTCGCCACGATATATCGACTTACCGTACTCGTACTTGTAGCCGGGGAACATCTCCGACAGGTCTGTGTACTGCAAGTACTTCTGAGTGTCTCGCTGACCCTGGAATATGATCTGAGTGGTCAGCTTGTTGGTGCTGGAGTTGACTGGGAGACCCGCGATCTCAGCAAGGATCTGACGGGCCTCCCAGTCCGCCTCCAGATGGTCCCATACCTTCTCTGTGGCGATGACGTCGTTGTCGCAATATGCGGCGACCTCCTCCCACATCTCCTCCGGCACCGGTTCGTCCCAAGGAAGACCGAGCTCCTTGTGGTGGATACCCAGCTCGATCTCCCACTTCTTGAGAGACTGCTTCTTGGCGGCGAAGTCGTAGATATCGGTGTAGGACAGGTTGTAAGCCTCTCGGAATCCTTCCTTGATGAGGTTGTTGATGATCTTACGAGAGAGGTGATAGAGCTGGATGTTCGAGTAGCCCAGGATACGACCGTAGAGGATATGGTTGTCGTACCGACGGTTGTTGAATCCTACGAGCTTCCGCTCCACAAGATCAGAGATCTCGTTCGGAGTTGGGTTGATCATCCTCTGGATCTTGTCGGATCCCCGAACTTTCCAGTTCACAAGGAAAAGGTTCGGGAATACCTCGACGTCGTAAATAATCGGGGTATCGTCGTCCGGCTCCTCATAGGTCTCCTCATGGTCGCTCTCCGAGGAGAACGGCATTTCCTGCACCAGCTTGATGCAGTAGTCGGCCTGATGAGTGGACTTCATGGCGAACGTGAGGACCTTCTGCCTCATGTCCGACACGTCGTAGTCCATCCCAGACTCCTTGGCGTCCGTCAGCACCTTCATGATGAAATCGATGCTGGGCTTCGTCCCGGGGTGGAATTCCTTCCTCAGGTTCCGCTCTATGAGTTTCCGGATGGACTTCTCGTTCTGCATGACCTCCTGACGAATCAAGGGTTTCTCCTTGACGGGAAGATATCCGTCCTCAACCGCGGTAAGGCCCTGGTGGGCGGTGCACTCGGTGAGGCGTCGACGGAGGGCGGATTTGCCTGAGTAGACCTTGCACTCGACTCCGGGCCGCACCAGCCGTGAAAGTACGGAAGGATCCCCCGAATATCGATAGTGGATGTGGATTCCACCCCCCGATCGGCTGAATTCAGCATAGGAGGGAACCCACCGCCGAGCCTCTTCCAGACATTTGTCTCTGTCCTTGTCGAGGTCGATATCGATGACGACGTCTTGCTCGGGTACGAGGACATAATGCTCCTTTCTAGTGTCCAAGTCCTTCAGGGCGGTCGTGACGTCGTCCCAACGTTTCGCTGGGAGGCCGTTTTCATTGGCGTACTGCGCCGGACGGTCCCTGTAGAGCTCGTCGAGATATGACGGCTGCTCCTTCATCTCAGTCCAGTCCGGAATCGGGCTCTCCTTCTTCTCCCCCTGGGAAAATTTGGATTTCAATAGCCCTTTGTACACCTTGCGCCGGCTGTTCCCATCGATCATGATGCGATCGTGGAACTCCTCGAAGTAATCCCGGATCTCGTCCTTGAACTTGTACATAGGGTACATAGCTCCGTCCGAATATGTCTGGGAGTACTCTTTGTACATCTCGTAGATGCGTTTGAGAGAGACGCCATCCTCATCGTCCAACTCGTCCTGATAGAAATCAAGGAAGTTGAAGATGGGGTTGGTCTTACTCATCATTCCGATGGGCTTGTAGTCGTCGTAATACGACGGGCCCTTGGACTTATAGAGTTCCACGCAGCGCTTTACGATAGATCCCCTTTCGTCCTCGAGTTGAGACATGATCTCTTTGTACCGACGAATATCGAGCTTGCGACCTGAGGGCTCCACGTCAATAAGGCGCCTCGTCAGTCCGCTCTTCGAGTCAGTGATGCGAACCGGCAAGTTGGTACCCACGAACAGCATCGCTTCGGGCTTGAACGTGTAGAGGGATTTCCCCTTCTCATTCATAACCATCGGTTCGTGAGATACGAGACTATTCAGACGGCTGTTATCCGTGATTCGGGAGAGGTTGCCGTCATGCTGAATAGCCACTCGAGGATTCGACTTGAATGGCTCGAGGGCGAATTGGTCGCTGGGTCGCCCAAGAGCCGCTGCATCGAACTGACCGATATGGCCGTCAAACAGTCTCGAGATAAGGTTCAGGACGGTTGACTTACCGGACCCAGCAGATCCGTAGAGCACGAAGAACTTCTGGATCCAGGTAGAGTCTCCCGTGAATATAGATCCGATGCCCCACTCGAGTTTCTCCCTCTCGTCCGGATCATAGAGGGTGCTCATGAGCTCCTCGTAGGCGGGGCATGGATCGCCGCTCAGAGAATATGAGAGCGTTCTGGTTGCGTAATCCTCCCTTCGGGGGTTTTGGTCGGCAAACAGTATCTTGCTGTCGAGAGGGCGGTAGGAGTCCGAAAGTTTGGACACCCACGCCTTGTACTCGGAATATGTCTTGGAGTCGTAGTCCCCCAGATACCGTGGCCAGACAGACCCGTTGACTCTCTTTGAGGCCTCTTGAAAGTGACGAGCCACGTCGGCGTCCACGATACGCACCAGGTCATACTCGTCAGTAGTCCAGAAGTGCGTCTCGGGATTGTACACGGCGTAGAAGGACTTCCCACGAACCATGAGATCCTTGAATTGGTGCACACGCCAGGCCGGCCGTACCTCGGTGGTGCCCGACTTCAGGGCTCGCTCCTTGATCTCGTAGAAATCCATTTGACTCCTTATATGTCGTAGTTCTCCGCGAGATAGAGTTGCATCTGATACCAGAGCTCAAGGCGGTTCTGGTTCGGGAACTCTCCCGGCTCGTAGAACTCGGGAATGGCCTTGAGGGGGAATATGCCTCCTCGTCCATGGGAATCGTACTGACGACTCATCCATCGGTCGATAGCCTTCTCGACCTTTCGATCGAGTTTATCGTCCAGCATGACGTCGCAGTCCATGAAGTTGATTCCGAGGTTGTTGATCATCTCCCAGAAATAGGGAGCGGGGCCCTCGTCATCATCCAGCTCAAACGCCATACGATCAGCCAGCCCGAGAAGAACCTCGAGAACGTTGGCTGGGCGCTTGAGAAATGCCGGTGAGAGCTCGCCGCCGTAGCGGTTCCGCCACTCACGACCATCCATGTCCCGATTGCGGTCCATCATGGCGGAGTA